ACTAAAAGCAAAATAGTCCGTGTAATATTACCCAAGCACCGCAAAGAAGGGTAATGGCTCAATGAACTCACTATGATCTCTGATTTGAGATTCTAAGTCTCCATGATACTCTGCAAGTTGAGTCATCATTCTTACGGCCAAAAGTGAAGCCATCACCAAATCATCAGTGTCACCGATTTTGGCTGCATAACTGCCACCAGATGCGACAAATGCTTTAAGTTCGCTGATCAATGGACGGCTATTGACTGTCATTTTCTTTGATTCTAGCAATGTTTTGAACTTAGCACACGCTGCGATCTTAACCTTGTTCGTTGTATTGAAGCCTTTACGCTTTTTGCCGCTCTCACTCAAGAAGGTGCCTGGGATGTTTGATTCACCGAACTCGTTTAACGATATGATAGCCGCTTCACCGATACCGTTGCTCTCGATAGAGTAGTAGATGTTGTTTGGCTCTTTTGTGATGGATTCTATGTGCCTACAGACTTCAGCAATCAACTTGATCTGATTAGGAATGTCAGTCTTGTTGTGCTTCCATTCACCGATTTGCGTGGTCGTGTTTGCTTCGTATATCTGTATCGCAGATGGGTCCCCGCCTGTACCTAATGAAGGATCAAGCCCGACTGCGTATATATTTCCCTTGACAGGTTGTTGATACCAGCGTATTTGTCCCATACGAGAGACAGGTTCAATGCCGTCTAACATGAGTAATGTGTTTGGATTAATAAGCGTTTCGTCCGCGATGATGAACTCGCAACCGATTTCACGATTGAATCTGTCGTCACCAAGTTGAGCCCGCATCTCAGCAGCCCACTTATCGTCACGTCCTGGCTGTTCCCACCAATATGCTCTATATGCTCTGAATCCGTTTATGCCTAACTCAGTTGTATTCCCAAACTCGTCTTCTGTCTTGTTAGCACCTTTCCAGATGAATGCGAACTGATCTTCATTACTGTTTGGTGTTGAGGTGATGATGGCTTTACCACCTGTTGACAGAGTAGGAGTGATTGCTGTCCAGAACTCTTTAGCGATTGAGGGTCTAACGAATGCGAACTCGTCAAGATATAGTAAGGTGATAGACATACCACGACCAGTGTTCTCAGTCGTTGTAGCAGATACGATACGCGAACCGTTTTCAAAGTCAATAGAACCCTTGTTATAGGTTGTGACGCCAGCCTTGATATGATCTGGGCAGTTTTCATACGCATAACGAATACGCTGCATGATTTCCTGAGCACCTGTATATTTGTGTGCTGCGATTAATATCGTTGAGTCTGGATTGAACATTGCATACCAAAGCAAGTATCCGGCTGCACTTGTTGACTTACCAGACTGTCTTGGCATTAATGAGATGGAATAACGATATTTGTGATATGTTTCAATCAATCGTTCTTGATATGCCCAGGGGTGATAGTTCATACTACCCTTAGTTGGGTGCTGAATGATGAAGAAGTTATCCATGAAATATAGATAACCAGTTGCTGGATCACAACACTTTACGAAGTCATCAAGTTCTTGTTGATTCTTGAATACTGTTTTCTTATACGGATCTTTGATTAGTGAAGGTGCATTACTCATGATAGTATTTATGCGTATATTACGCTATTTGGTATATACCACTGATATCAAAGTGACTGGTTATAGTGGTACCACTGACTGGAGTATTGTATTTCCAAACTAAATCTGTAGTACTTCCTGAATAATATAGCTTATGTACAGTTGTGCTATCAACTATATCTGTAATACCAGCAATGTGATACAGTGAGTTTCCGGTCGTTTGGTGTAGTGATCCACCGGCGATACGCAGAGTTTGAACGCTTGCGAATGGTAATATGATTTGGTACTGGCCTGTGCCAAAGTTAGTACAAGTAGCAAAATCTATATAAACTCTAAAATAACACAGTGGACCAATCAAAGTATAGGATCCAGTTACGGTACTGCCAGCAGTAGTGCCCGATGCATCTGTAAACTGCGGATTAAATGAGGTAGGGTTAGATAATCCGGATCCAAATGCTACTAGAGTTAGATTACCGTTAGTGTTACCGACATAAATGTTGTTATTTGTAACATCAACTGTTAGTTGGCCAGGTCTAGCATTACCATTTGCGTTGGTTATGTTTTCTTGTTGATTGTACTTTGATACAACAGAACTAGTACCTGTTATATTAGCATATGGTGGGGGCGGATTGGCCATAAAAAAATACTCTCACATTTCTATGAGAGTATTTATCATATTTATTTGATGTCTAATGGTCTTGCTTTTGTTGCCACGATACAGTAGTATTTTTCAGTGACTTTCTTAGTTTCACCATCTTCGGTTGGGATATGAAGATCAAACTCTAAGTTGTTAAACGCATTAATGTCAAATCCACAGCGTTGTAGTAGTGCTCCCAACTGATTAGAACCTAAGATAGAATAGTGATTTAGGTTAGATTCATGTTGTCTTTCACAGTCTGGGGCTGGAACTTCAATGTAAATCTTTGATCCCTGCTTGAGGATACGATTGTATTCCATCAATGAGAAGATAGGATAAGGACTATGCTCAAGTGCATGACGCAAGAAGATAAAGTCTACTGACTCATCATAATAGCCATCCTTCTGTGGAAGAAATGATAGATCATACTTCTTGATCACATGTCCCTTGTCTTCACAAATCTTGATATCACCTGGACTGAGTGTTACACCAACAGTGTTGGTATATTCACGCTCTTTCATCTCGTCTAAGAAGTAGCCAGGGCCGCATCCAAGATCAAGAATGTGTGCATCTTTTGGAAGATTGAGTGGGTCTACATAAGTCTTTACAACTTGTGTGGTCAGTTCTTTATGGAATGGACTGTCGCCTTCATCATAAATATGGGCGGTGTACAGATATTCGTTATAGAACTTTAATTTGATTAGGTCGAGTGTTTGGTTGATGTCAATGTTGCTCATGAGAATATTTATATAGCAGCAGGCTAGTGATTATTTTTTTCTGTGATCAGTAGGACGTTTTGCTACTGGACTTACTTTATGAACTGAATCTAGTTCACTACTTTCATGCTTATCAATAATATGTTTAGTACTAGTAGGAGATACAGTATTGAATGCTTGTTGCATCATCGTATGTTCAATAGGTGAGTATGGATAAGCCATATTGTGCTTACCTGCAAAACTCTCACTATCCATATCCAATGCTTTAGTAGATGACCCATCGGACATCGCGACGGCCTTCATGATTTGATTCAAGTTATATGTTCTATCAGTGCCATCATCCGTGAATGTATACGCACCTGGCTGTGATTTATGATGTCGCTTAGGAACGGATCCCTTCTTGCTTTCATTTACAAACTCACTGGCTCTCATCGTGGATAGCCCTTGAACGGCTTAACAGGCGAAACATGCATAGTATCTGGGAATTCATCACTTGTTGCAGGGCTAACTTGAACCTTCTTAGTCAATCCAACCTTAGCTAATGCCTTATCAATGAGTCCTACAATATCAGGTTCAATCGAACTTACGATTTGACTTTCGCCCCACATACTTTCAGCGTCAAAGTGCGGCTTTCTGTGATGTTGCACTCCATCATCTTGTCCGTCTTCACCTCGTACTGCTGCGATTGCAAGTCCAAAACGATATAGGTCATAGAAGTCATTGTTCTGTAGATCAGGGATAATATAAGTGTCTGGAAGAGAATGTGCTGCAACAGATAACCCATCATGTATTAAATCTAACTTACCTTTGTCAACAGCATCCAATTTACTTACTATAGCCTCTGACAGGAATTCCCAGGCTCTCATCTTGGATATCCTTTGAAAGGTTTCATTGGACTGACCTTAGTGACATCAGTTGTTTCAATGCTAGTAGGAGTGCTTACCATTTTCTTTCCACTCATGCCCATTTGCTTAAGAGCATCGTCAATAAATGGGCCGACATCTTCACCGTATGACACTACGATTTCTGCTTCACCAAATGCACTTGAGCGGGTCATGCTAGAAACACCGTCTTGTTCGCGTTGTTTTCTACCTTTTGCACCGGCCATTGCTACGCCGAAACGATATTGCAAATATGGATCTTGATTAGGTAGTTCAGGAATGATATAAGCGGCAGGCAATGCACCAGCTTGGTCAGGAAGCAACTTAATATTAGGCTTTGTGGGCAATGATGCTTCTTCTGGATGAAGTTGTGCTTCTGTTAGGAATTCCCAAGCTCTCATGGTGCAGGTTGCTCTGTTGTGATATTGACCACTGTTTCAGTAGCGATAGATGAGTTAGCATATCCATCTGGGGAGATATACATACCTGGTACGTTCGGGCCTGTCCACATGATCTGCGAAGAGATGAAGTGAGTCATATCATCGTCAACCAATGGACTAGCTAATATTCTTACATTACCGCTAGCAACATCCATGTTATAGCGAGAAGTGCAGTTGCCAAAGAAGGTTGAACCATAGCCACTGAACTTGATAGTGTCATGTGCCGGATTGATTTGTGCAAAAAGTTGAATGTTTTGTCTGTCTGGTGTTCCAGTATCACTTGATTGAATATAGAACTGACCCTCAGAGAAAGCGTTTGCTGGATATTGGAAGATAACTTGACCCGCAGTGTTTCCAAATGTGTAAGCAATAGTAGAGTTAACAAAGGTCGCAAATAGATTAGAGAAGTTATTGTTTACTTTCTCAAACGCAACTCGTAATGGATCACCCACGCCATCATTTGGCTGTGCACCAATGTTGATAACTTGTTGATTATATAGTGGTGTGGTACTCATATTGATCTTCCGTTGCTATCTTGTATTTATCAAAAGAATGTTACTTCTTGATACGAATCCAAGGGAACTTGCGTGTCTCAGTAGCATCGTCAAATATCTTCTTTTGACCGTCATACCACTCATTCCAAGCTTGATTTTGACGCTTGCACTTTGCATATTTGACATAGTTTTCAGTGACAGCAATCACTACCGTGCTTAGTTTGGCAGTAGATGCTAGTTTAGTGAGTGTTTCACATTCTTGTCTAAGTTCAACTGGTGCATCTGGGAACTTAGCAGTTACAGGAACTGCAATGTGAGAACAAGATGCGAGGAACAAACAGGCAACGATTATAAGTTTTTTCATGGCTTATCTTTCTTGGGTGCAGTGGTCGTGTCGAGGCTTGCAGCCTGATTTTATGCGTCAATGACATCTGGTGTGATTACACATTTGCTATCAATTACCGTTGATCTATCATGAATATATTTGATGATAGTGTCGCCCTTTGACTGCACTAATATGTCATAATCACGCTTTTGAGTAATGATTATACCATTCAATCGCAATGATTCTGCTTCAGCAGTCTTCAGCTTTATCTCAAGAGCAGCAACTGCCTTTTCCTGTGATGCCATATGAGCCAATGCACCCTCATAGTACAATCCTGCACCAAGCAAGATAAACCCAAGAATCTGCATAGGAAACTTATATGTCCTAAAGAATGTGATAGCTCCTAAGAACATAGAACATGCAAGGAGTATTACGCCTGTCATAAGCATAGCGTGAACGAGGAAGGTCGAGAAGATTGTTAATAGCCACATGATACTATTATTTATACATCAGTTTTAGTTTTCGTAGATACCATGTCAGTATAGCAAAAGCAGTCAAGAACATCACATTTGAAGGATTTATCGTAAAATTTGATATTGTCTAGGCTGAGTGGTACTGGATCTCTTTTGCATCCTCCACGATAAATGAAGTCGTCTTCAATTTTTATGGAATGCAATCCAGCTTCGCAATTCCAACCTTCAAACCTGTTTTCATTTGACTTCATCATCAAAATAGGATTTTTAGTTTCAATAGAACCGTCTGAATAAGTCACCGTAGAAATATTTGCAAGGCCCAACAGATGCATCGGAATATCAACCTTCATCTTAGTAGAACTCATTTTACTTGGGGCACCGTTGAACTTTTTGATCCTGTCAAATTGTTCTTCAGTAACAGTAACAGTGTCAATGTAATAGTCGAGAAGATCCATAGCATTCATTGTTATCCAAGACCCAGTGTGTTCTGCAATGTAATCCACCCCTTCTAAACTTAATGCGATTGAATCTTTTGTATAGGTTGCTACGGCTACAGTAAGTACAGGTGCATCATGAAACAAGTTCAATACCTCTACAATGTGTTTATAGTCCGCTCGCTGCTGGCTGTGATATGTTATATATAGAAAATCTAGTACTTTAGCTTCTTTCAGCATTTTCCACCATCTGAGTGTCCTACTTCCATTGCTAATCATGCTCACATACGCACCCTTTTGTTTCATGTAAGTCATCAGTTCAATCAGCTTAGGGTAGAGCGTAGGTTCTCCTCCAGTAAGTTGAATCCAGTATGGTGTATCACCGCACATGTCAGCTATCCGGTCTACGATTGCTTTATTCTTTTCGAGGTCAAACCAGCCACGTATCCCTAACTTGTTCTCATCTCCACAAAAAGAACAATCATAGTTGCATTTGTCATGAAGCTTCCACTCGATAAACTTATGCGGGGGAGCATTTTCGTATGTCTCTACTTTAACTGGAAACTTGTTGGTCATAGAAACTCCTAACTCTATCAACTATATAGTGTATTTCATAATCTTTGAGTTCAGGATAGATAGGCAAGCTAAGTACACC